CATAGGTTAAGACTATGAAGATTGCTACAAAAACAGGAGATAAAGGAACAACAGGTTTATTGTTTGGAAGCAGAGTAAGTAAAGCAGACAAACATATTGCTGCTGTAGGAGATGTGGACGAACTCAATGCAGCTCTAGGTTTGATTAAGCCTGCCTTGTGGAAATTTGAACAAGGAAAAAGCTGGGGTTATTACAGCTTTTTAAAAAGCATACAGCATAATCTTACTCTATTGATGGGTGAGCTTGCTACAGAACCTAACAACCTAAGCTCATACGCAGAAAAGTATTCAGCCATAACTCAAGAACATCTTGATGAACTTGATCATGAAGTTGATAAGATGGAAAAGATGCCTGAGTTAGAGCAGAAAGGCTGGGTATTGTACGGAGGTTCTGATATTGGCAGCAGATTTGATTTTGCTTCTAAAGTATGCAGAAGAGCAGAAAGAACTTTTGTTGTGCTAAACGAAAAAAACATTTACAGACCTCTTCTCTTGAAGTATCTAAATAGACTCAGCGACTTTTTGCATCTTTGCGCACGGCAATACGATTATTTAGAAAATTTATCTTGATAGCCCTATAATACAATATACGTTAGTTATTAACTCCTCATCTACTTATGGGTAAAACAAAGAAAACACAAAAAAAAGTATTGGAAGATAAACTGGCAGAAATTGGTATGACTATTACCGAAGCTAAAAATTGGCTGGATGCTGCAAATTCTTCTTGTGTGAAACAGAAGAACAAGACAAACTCAGACAATACCACAACCAATATCAAGTTTGTTCCTGCGCAGCATACAGAGCATACAAAAGTAAGCGTGCTTGCAGGAAGAGAAGAAATTGAGCTTAATGGTGTGGTGCGAGCAAAACTTGACTATGATCCAGAACTAGGCTTTCCTGTACTGCATTTGGAAATTGTAAATCCTGTGATCGGTAGTTATTAATTTCAGTGAGTCGGTTAGTATTGTTTGTTTGTTGCGAACGAGACAGCTGGTCTGGAGAAATCCAGGCCAGCTTTCCTTTTTGTCTGATAGCTAAAAAAAGAGCGACAGTAATAGGTACTGCCCGATGCGCTCTTTAATAGCAGACAGCTTACGCTGCCTGCTGCTTACCGAATGACAATGGCCACATCTCTGCGGCGACCGTCATGACCACTTCTCTTGGCCACCGACGTAGGGCCTTTTGGACCCTGGTTGAAGGTCTCTCAGGCCCGCGCCCGAGGAAGGCTTTCAGCGCCTCCAGCTGCCTGCACCTCTCAATGCAGGCAGTGGTAGCAGCTTTGTTGATTTTAAAGCCGGCTTTCGCCAGCCTTTCTGCCACAACCACCACCCTCTCTTCGGGGGCGAATGCGCCACCGAATGAGTACATGGACTCCTCAGTCCCGGTATCCAGTTGACTAATTTCCCCCTGCGGGGAGAATTCAATCTTTATGGTGTGTCCCCCGCAAGAATTTACGGTGATCTTGTCACCGCATCTTCTGACGGCGGCTCCATAGCCGTCGCCGTACTCGTAGCCTTCCCGTGTAGGGTAAAAGTGGGAGTAATCCCACCCCCACAACGGGGAGCTGGGATTACTTGCCATTTCGGCCGCGTCAGCCAGCCCTCCCCAGCTTACTGCGGCGGTCAACTTTTTCAGGAGGCTGGAGTCTGCCTCCAGCTGGATTCTTGCTTTCCGATATTCTTCTCTTGTATGCATAACTTTCAAATACTCTATGCCTCCAGGTTAGGTTTACCATCGCATGGAGGCTGCGGCGGCAATGAAAATAAATGCCTTTCGGCAAACTTTGAATCAAAAGCTATAGAGCTCCGACTCATATTAGTATACCACAAGACTAGCTAGTTACACAGGGGGGGTAGGGAGGGGAGTATAATTAATGTATACACTAAAAAATAATAGTATTATAATAAGAGTATGCTATTCATTATACTTGTCGCTTTTAGTGCTTTGTTTGTGGCCGGGTGCGCGGCCTTCTTCAGTATCAAGGGGCTTATTGTTCTGTTCTCTGGAAGCAGCCTGGCAATCGGGATTATGGCCAGCAGCCTTGAGATAGGTAAGCTGGTCGCAGCCAGTTTCCTGCATACCTATTGGAAGCATATCAGCTTCCTGCTGAAGACATATCTTTGCATTGCTGTGCTCACTCTTATGGGAGTTACCAGCCTAGGCATATTCGGCTTCCTTACAGGAGCCTATCAGGTGCATTCTGCTACTGTAGGTACTTTTGAAAGTAAGATTGAAGCATTGACCACAGAAAAGACAGCTATTGAAACAGGTGTAGCTGAGCATAGCGAGCGTATCAAAAGTCTCACCACGCTGAGACAAGATCAGGAGCAGCGAGTCAAAGATGCTGGCAACTATAAAGCTCCTAGAGAGCAGGCATACAAGGCTATCGAAGAAGCCAATCTCGAGATTAAACAGAAAGAAGAATCTCTGACTAAAGACAGAGAAAGAATCATCGAAATTGAGAAGGATATATCTGAATTGAAGATAGGCATGAACACTACTACAGATGTAGGTTCGTTTAAGTTCATTGCTGCTGCCACAGGATCTACTGTAGATGAAGCAGTGAGATATTTTATCTTTGCTCTAATCTTTGTGTTTGATCCTCTTGCAGTCACTCTGGTGCTAGCCTGGAATAAGCTGCTAGAAGCTAGAAGAGAAAGAAAAAAAGAAGAAGAGCTGGAATATATCTCCAGACTTAAACCTGTAGAATTCGACGGGATTAAGACCCAGCAAGTTTCCCCGCAAGATACCCCGCAAGTTCACAATATCCAGCATAGTGAATCTGAGAGTGTAAAAAAAAAGTAGAACCTGAGACTATTCTTCAGCTAGAGAAAAAAGAGCATGAAGAAATAGTTATAAAGGTTGAAAAAGATCCTGAAGAGATCATTCAGGAGAGGATAATTCCAGATACTGAAAAAGAGAGAGTTCAGCTGTATCAGGCTGACTTTGTGAGTGGTACTCCAGTAAGTGAGGTTAAAGAAATACTGATAGATCTAGACAGAGCTATAGACGACAGTTCTCTAGAACATCTACTATCTCCGTCAGAACTAGCCAAAGTAAAAGAGGAAAGAATAAGAAGAGGAAAAATGAGCGGACCAAACAATTCTATTCTCAACGGCTAGAGTATTGACTGAATAACAGCATTTGATAGTATAACAGAATGTCTATTCCACCCATCGCTGTAACATCCCCGCAGGTAAGTAATTATATGGCTGTACAACCCTTAGTGGCTGCAGTTGTAAACATATCTGACTCACTGCCAAAGACTTCTCTTCCTACAGAAATTCCAGGAACAGTTCAGTCTAAAACACACAACATTAAACCTGTAGTGCTATATAATGCTCACGGTATTCTAGATACTAAGAATCCGAACAGCCTCCTAGCTTACGCGTAATTATCTACTCTTAACATCCTCAAACCCAAGCAGCTCGTCCAGGATACTCTCCCAGGCGAGCTGTTCTGTTTTAGCTGAGAGCTTATAATCTTTTAGCTTACCTTTGAGATAGTTCGCCTCATCCATGCTAGTAACTCTGCTCATCAGCTGATAGGCAAGATAGTCTATAGCATCCACGTCGCTGTCGGTAGCTTCAAGAGCGTACTTTATCAGTTTGCTTCTGGCCTGTATCACACAAGCGTATTCGCCTGTATACTCTTCTCCAGCCAGATAGCACAGCTGCTTGTTTAATTGATCTCTACTTAATGGTATTTTCCTGGAATGCTTATAGTTTTGAGACATCAATGTCTTCCTGACATCTTCAGAATTTATATTCTTCCATCCTACAGTCCATTTGTCTTTAGGTCTGGATAATATCCATTCTATAGCCATGTTATATCCATTATCATTATAGACGCAGTACCAGTCTATCTCATGAGGCAATGGAACAACACCAAGCACGTCCAGGTATATTCTGCGTATGATGTACGAATCGTCTTCATGCTGTCTTGGAAAAATATCGCTCAGACAGATGAATGCAAATATCGCAAATATGCACAGATCTCTTTTCATTAAAAAAATATTCTAACTAGTGTAATTAGAGCTACCAGTGTACCTATTGCACTGCTTACGATGATGCCTAAGCCTACTAGAATATATCCTAACGTTTTCATAATTAATGTGCTGGGTGTAATATGTTGTGATTGTCCTCAAAAGTCTGCACGATAAATTTGCACAATTCACTGCGCATGATGTCTTCATTAGTAAAAGCCAGACTGTAGATGCCCATCTTTTCTGCCTGTTCTGTGTCGAACATATGCAGGCATTTGTCAAAGCCTCCCTGCTTGGCTTTAGGCAGATCGCTCTGAGCACTATCAGCACAAAGAATCATCCTGGTAAACTTACCAATACGTGTAAGCAGTGTCTGAATCTCGTTGATAGTCATGTTCTGACATTCGTCTATAATCACACACCTGGCTGTCCAGCTAGCTCCACGCACAAAGTTAATAGGCTGATAGATGAACCTGCCTTCTCCCTTAAGGCGCTTAACTTCGCCGGCAGGAAGCAACTCTTCAATCTTGTCTTCAAATGGTCCCATATAAGGTTCGTACTTGCCTGCAATATCTCCAGGAAGAAAACCTAGTTTAGAGTCAGCACTTTCTACAGCCGCTCTAACAAACACAAGATCACTAACCTTCTTTTGATTAAGAAGTTCTAGACCTATTCTGACAGCGCTAAGAGTTTTACTGCTGCCTGCAGGACCAGCAAGAAAGATGATTCTACAATCTCTGCTTCCTCCAAGCTCTATCAACGCCTTCTGCTTCTCTGTCCAGGGAAGCTCTCTGATATGCAGATCAAAGTCTATTTTTTCTCTTTGATATACCTTAGGACTAGTATCTTTTTTAGGCTGGTCTTTAGGTTTCTTTTTTGAGGCAACTTTAGGTTTGTCCATAGAGTTATTGTACTACAAACATAGAAAGGCTGATAGCTAAAAAAAGAGCAGCCACACCTGCCCTTTTTCTTGCCCTCTAGATCCAAGAGCAATCTTAGTTATCTTTCATCATGCACTCAATAGCTGTCTTAATTTTCAGCAGCGAATCTGGATCATTATATCCTTGACGGATTTGCTCAATGATCCCCTCGCAGCTTTGCGTGTTCTTTACGAACGTGCAGAGCTCCTTGAAGTCCGGATCAACCGGAAGAGACAGTGCGTAACTTAGGCTTTGCTGAATTGCGCGAAGTCCTGTTAGGTTCCTGTCTTCGTAAGTATCAGGATAGTCGTACATAACTGATGACGATGTTTTGTTCATCAGTATACTATACCACAAAATAACCCTTTTAACTCATAAGGGTAAATACGCTAAAACCATCTTGTTGAGCTCACCGATATGGGCTACGCAGGAGGAAGTTGTATTTCTCCGTCTATAGCATAGATGTCATACGATCTATCTTCTCCTCGCCACTTAATAGCAGGACCGTCACTGTTGTGCAGCTTGCCTTGTTCGTTGAAGTGGATCTCTAATGGACGATGCTGAAAAAAAGCAACCTTATCGTAAGCTGCCCACCATCCTACGTTTTTAGCCACCTCAATAAGTCCTTTAAAACTTTCTAGTTCCTGGAGATCTAGTACCTCCCTCATATAGTCAAAAAGACAAAGCCAGCTAGCGTCTTGAAAACCATACATCTGTTCTGAGATAGCTTCATAGAGTTCTTCAGACTGAAACTCTGTACCTTCTGGAATGTCTATGTTTGTAAGCTTTTCAAAATCTGTATCATCAGGAAGTCTTTTGACCATGATCTGCGCTTTTGCGCACTCTACAGGATTATCAAAAGGTCCAAGCATTGCTGTAGGAGGTTTGATGCCTGAAAATATGTAGGCTTTTACAATAGCCTCCATTGCGGCAGTAACATCCACTTCTTCTGTACTAAGACCTATCTGAGACCATTTTAAACCATAGTCTACAAGCTTGTCTTTCTCTTCGTCGTTAAGTTCATCTATCATTTCTATAATCAGGTATAAGTTTTTTTTGGATAGCTATGCGTGCGTTTAGAGGTTTACGCAATTGAAGAACCTCGTTGAGCTTCATCACCATGGTAGGGCCGAGTATAAACCTGGCTTCATGAAAAAGCTCAACTTTATGATCTTCGAAAACTCTTTTCATTGGAACTAGCATGTTCTATTCCTATAGGTATGAGGTTTCTTGGTGCGTGAATTTTAAACCCTGTAGGTTTGTGAGTTACTCCAACATATTTATTGTCCAGGTGTGAGTCAACTTTAAATTCTTTAGGATATTTGGCAAACAAGTCTTTTAGGATATCATTCTTGTCTCCATACTGATTCTTGTCAGACATGCTCTTGGCTTCGATCAGCTTTTTAAGCTGTAAAGATTTTGCCACCTTCTCCAGATCGAAAGAAGCATTTTTACCAAGCATTCGGAGTACTTCTTGAGGAGTTGTTTGATTGCGAATCATGTTGCTCACAATCTTGGGCTCATGTCTTTCTATAGCTGCCCGCATAACATCAAAAACAGCACGAAGCCCTTCGTTAGTGGCTGTCTGATGCTGAATCCAGCTTTGCCTCAAAGGGTTGGCAAAGAGCTCAAGCTGGTTACTGTTTACTGGTAGGCGGGGCATAGTCTTTAGATATATCGAATGCTTTCTTAAGACCTTCTAAAGCATTAGTAACCCTCTCTACGTTTTCTTTCATCTGCCTCATAATGTCCACAGCTGTTAAAGGCAGGTCTGCTTCAGGTATAACGCTAACTCTTTTGATACTGGTTTTCATAAGCTAAAAAAAGATAACATATATTGTTTATCAATGTATTATACCACTAAAATACTCTTATGTAGCAGATACTCTAGCAAATGCCCTGTAATTTGGTGTATTGCTTGCTTGAGAATAAGTAAATTCAGAAAGTAAAATATTTTGAGATGTAAATAATGCTGCAATCGGTGGGCTCAAAGCATATATTGAAGAAATTGTTGCCGCAGGTAATGCAGCTAGAGCTAGGGAAGTGACGCTAGACACTGCAACAGCTACGGCGTACCTTGTACCAGAAGATAAACTATACGCACTTGCTAAAGGTAGCTTTATTGCACCACCAGCAGCACTGTTAAAATTGTGTGTAGAAGTTTCGGCAACTTTTGTAAATTTATTATTACTTTCATTAAAAGTATATAGCCCAAGTTGTAGACTTCCGCTACTCGGTTGAGGCCCGGTAACTACGGTTATGTAATTAGCTGTTATGTCTACAAGTGGAGTGAATAAAGACATATGCACTACATTACCGGTACTTAAAGATTGCGCCGTATTGCTTGTGTCTCCTCTATTATATGTATCTACAGAAGTAGCGGACATATTCATGCTGCTAAGCAAAGTGCTGATATCGATTTTACTTAAAGCAATATTTGCACTACTACTTATGTCAGCATTAACAACAAGTGAAGCAGGTGTTTTAAAAATACCATTTTCAACTTTCACGATCCCTGTACCGCTTACACTAGGAATAGTTGTATGAAGATGTGTGGGAGTACCTGCACCAAATTTAAGTGTAAGCGTGTAGTTGTTAGACGAACCCTTAGCCCATATCTCGATATAGATACGATCGCTGGATGTTATTGTTACTCCCGCTCCAACCACAAGATTTGCTGTATACTGAGCAACTACACCAGGATCATAGATGAACAACTGATCAGAAGTAGCAAAAGGCGCGCCCAGTGTTGTGCCATTATAAACATAGGCTTTGACCTGTACGATAGTCTGATTGTTATAATTAGCTGTGCTGCTAGCCCAGAAATTTAAATCCCATAACCCAGGAGGGATAGTTGTGATGTTAGGATCTTGAAGATCACTGACAAACCCAGCTACAAGATTAAATACGTCATTAGGTAAATGCTGAGTAGTTACAGTTGTTTGAACTGTGTCGGCAATTCTACCCAGTTCTTTTACTGCAAACCCAGTGACTACAGAGCTAGTTGTAGGTAATCCTGTAGTGCTGTCTGGAGCTGTGTTCTGGTTTAAATAAAACATTAGGCCTCCAGCGCCACCACCTCCGCCGGGTCCTTGAATTCCCTGCAAGCCCGTAGCGCCTGTGGAGCCTACTTCTCCAGTTGCTCCACGCTCTACAAATAAAGTCCAATAATCATCTATATATCCACCAAAGGGACCAGCTCCAGCCACCGCATATCGAATGCAGTACCAAAGTGAACCGTCGAATGACACAACGGACCCTATGTTATAAATAGTCCCTCCATCCCAAGGTCCCAAATAATTAACGGAACCAGCAGGTCCGACTGAGCCAGTTGCGCCAGTAGCTCCAGTTTCTCCACCAGCACCGCCAGAAGAAGTTGTAGGATTAAATATTCTCATAATTACGCCTCAAATGCTGTAAACTTTTTACCTACCGTACTACAGATAACGTTGATTTCTTCTGAAGGAACAAAAGAATCACATGTAAGAGTTCCTCCATTTTTAGCAATTAGCAAACCTAAGCCTACTTCAGGAGTATAACCTACACCCACATACATATCGGTATCAGAGATGTTTTGAAGTATAAAATACCTTCTATTTTCGTTAGCTTCGCTAACATTTTGAGACGTACCGGCTACTGTAATTTCACCGCTTAAATTACTTACAGGGCCAGCACCTATTTTAATTGGGTCAATTGCTCCTGTATGAGTAATACCGCAAGCAAGATAAGCTTCAGTATCAGGAGCAAGATCATCAACGTCTACAATGCGTTCTACCCATCTTTCTCCTTCTGCAGAATAGTATTTACCCTCGTCTGTAGCAAAATAATACGAGTTAGGGACGCTAAAGGGGTTAGGTCTGTTAGCTAAAAGACCAGAGTGTGTGATTTTTCTAGGCATAGTCGTATACGGTTATTTTCTCTGATTATAGCAGAAACACCCACAGCTGTCTCTCAGTTATTTTCAACTAAAATTTACAAATTTGCATAGTAAACAATACTAGCCCAGTCTGACTTATCAGAGGTCATAAGGTTTATATCTTCAAAATTTACATATTTTGGATTATAATACCAGTCTTCATAAATGCAACCATTACTACACACATCGCTAGCAATTATTTTATAACCTGCTTTTTCAAAAATATTCCTGCTGACATTTCTGCAATGATCTCCAAATCTATAGCTGTCATGCTCATAGGTAACTACGGAAAATTCAATCTTATCAAAAGGTATACTGCTCAGGCATTCTAGTGTTACAGAAGCAGGCTCTAGATCCAAAGACAGGTAGTCGATATGTTTTGAGTTATAATGCTTCATGACTTCTTCAAAATTAATTTTTGTAGCGTCCTGAACAATAGCTTTAGAAGTTCTTTTATCTTTATGCCTGTCAACAAACGACGGATCAATATCCATACTAATACCGGTCCAGCCAAATTTTGATTCTAATAGATATGTATTATTTATATGTATCGGCTCATTGCAACCTAGATCTAAAAAAGAGCCGTTTCTTTTACCTTTTAAACACATCAGTACAAATAGATCTTGTGCAGCTTGAGAATAGTTATTCTCAATTAGTTCATGTCCTTCAAATTTAATTTTTAGTTTTTCTTTTTGGTAGTTCATATGTTTGGTCATACTAAAAGGTGCACAATCTTATTTCCATCTTTAAATTTTCTAAATTCTATTTTTGTGGCTAATTCGTGTCCTCCTAGTTCTCCTAGCTGGTAAACTAGAGGGGTTTTAAGAGCATACGTATTAATTTCTTTTTGTTTTCTAGTTACTGGGATATCCCACACAACGTCTTTATGAAAGCTTTCCTCCAGGCTTTCATACATTTTATCTGCGCCCAGCTTAGAACATACCATAATGCCGTGAGTAGAGAGCATGTTATATATACGGATCACTTCGTCAGATATATCTAAAAAATCAACAGAATGGTTGCTGCCAGCGTTTGCTCCTTCTGGTAATCCCCAAGAACTTAAGCCTATATACAACAAGTCCGCATCGTCAGGAACTTCCAGATATTCTGGAAATTCTCTATATTTGGCAGTATCATCTTCCAACATAATGAACGGATTAAATTTGTGGTCACTCAATCCCTCAGTAAGCATATGCTTAAATCCCAACGAAGCACTTTTAAATTTACTGAGATCTGCAGGAGCTTTTATCTCAATCAAATCTTTAAAATGCGTGAGCATATGCTCTCTACGCTGCTCGCTGTTATAGGTCAAAAAAAACTTTTTTATACTTTTTAAATTTATTTTCATAGGGTAATCCAGTTGTCGCAATATATATCCTTAGTACTCCAGTCCGCATATCCAGGACCAAACCAAAGCTTTGGTGCAATTATTTTTTTACTTAAATTTTGATTAATGTAGGCAGCCCACCACGCAAAAGTAGAATTGGACATGATATTATTTTTGCATAGTGAGGCTGCATAAAAAGCTAGATAGCTAGGCACGTTTTGAATAAAAATTTTGTTTTTAATAAAATTTAAATTATCCTCGCACCAGGAAATGTCGTCAGAACACACCATATATAGACAACTATCTCCCATAATATCCACCGCATTTTTAAAATAGTCTACAGTCTGTACTGGGTGATAATTCTGTAATCTTAAATAGTCTCCTCTACGCACATGCAGCGCACAAGTGTTTTCGTGTGTGAATATAGCATTAAAGTGGTTTTTTAAATATTCCAAACTCTCATCGTCAGCAGACAACAGCTCTATTATTTCTACTTTAAAATCTTTAAAATATTTTTCAGATTGAAAATAGCCGTCTAAAAAGACATTACCCTCCAAATTGTCTAACGGAGTATAATGGAATGTTTTTTCGTTGTAGGTTAAAATCTCTTTAGGAAGCTTATCTATAAAAGGTACATTCCTTAACACATTTTTAAAATATTGAGCCGACCCTCCATGTTGCCTGCTCAGATATTCATGTGTACAAGCAAAATTACGGTTTGTATTACGTGCTAGCGTATATCCGGCAGAAATCTGAAACAACTGATTGCCTAGCCCTCCTTTTAAATTTACGCTTACCATTGGTTAATAGAATAATTTTGCCCAAGCGTCTACATGATGCTTCCAATCATAGTTTGCTTTAGCGTAAGTCCCGTATTCTAAACATTTTGCTGAGTATACTGCGGGATCCCTATATTTCTGAATAGCATTCACAGCGTC